ACCATGAAAATGATGATGGAAGACGGTATCTTCACTGTTTTACCCAAAAGTGATGATGCCTGGATAAAATTTCTAAACCCTTTTCTAAGGCTAACTACTAAAGAAAAAAATAAACATACAATTAAATTTAAAATTAAATAAAAACTAAGACTTATGAACATTCAAGAACAAAACAAGTTTGAATTTTTACTTACACTAGACGGCAACATCATTTGCCAGCGATTTTTTAACGTTAAAGACTATAATCCTTACACTAGGAAGTCTATGAATCTGCATTATGAAGTAAAAAATATTTGCGAAGAAATTTCGGAAGATTTGAAAATAAAAAGTTCCGAATACCTAATCGAAAATCAAGGATTTTTTATGAATAATGAAGTTGTGGAAGATCCTAAAGAGATGGAAGAACAATATTTTTTATTGCAAATTAAGCAAGGTGACGATGTATTTATTTCAAGAATATTTGCTGCTCACTATTACCATCCAAAGGTTAGGTACGCGGTGGATATTCGACCAAAGTTGAGAAGAATTTTGGCAGATTTAACTGAAGTTTTGTCAGTAAGCGATCCAGAAACGACATATCTTCAGTACGAACTTTAATTTATTTTATTTTATAACTTATATATTTTATGACCGAGAAAAATTTTGGCCATTTAGGGCAAACGTATCAAATATCACTATTAAAAACCATTATAGAAGACCGAAAATTCGGTGAAACTATTGTTGAGGTCATAGATCAAAACTATTTTGATAATAATGGGTTTAAGTTTATTATGCAAAATATTAAGGAGTGTTATGAGAAATACGAAACACTACCATCTTATACTGCATTAGAACAAAAGATATTGTCAGAAAGCGTTTCAGATACAGCTAGAACCGCTTTTATTGACACTATCAAGAACATACAAGACCACGTTATTGATCAGGGCGGAATTCCCCTAATTAAGGACAAGGCTATGAACTTCTGTAAGCAGCAAGTTCTTAAGAAAACCATTAAGAAAATAGAGGAAATAACTGCCAAGGGTGAATTTGAAGAGTATCACAAAATTGAGAAATTAATTCAAGACGCTCTACAAGTTGGTGTTAGTGATAATGATGTGGTGGACATTTTTGATAGCATTAGCCTGGCATTACAGGCTGACAATAGAAGACCTATACCAACAGGTGTGGTTGGTGTTGACAATCTATTAGATGGCGGGCTAGGAAGAGGGGAATTAGGAGTGGTTTTAGCCCCAACCGGAACAGGTAAAACAACATTGTTAACTAAGTTTTCAAATGAGGCGTTTAATCAGGGATATAACGTTGTTCAAATTTTCTTTGAGGATAACGTCAATAACATTAAACGAAAACATTTTACTATTTGGACCGGCATTTCCCCCAAAGAACAGCCATTACATGCTGAGGAAGTTGAGAGAATAGTTACAGAAAGGAAAAACGTATCTACTGGCGAGCTTAGATTATTAAAGCTACCTAGTGATTCGGTTACAATTTCTGAAATTAAATCAAAATTAAGAAAGATGCAAGCAGATGGCTTTAGAGTAGATTTACTAACTTTGGACTATGTTGATTGTATAACCCCAGAAAAAACGAATTATAATGAAGAGTGGAAAGGGGATGGTGCAATTATGAGACAATTAGAAGCTATGACATCTGAATTTGATATCGCAATATGGACCGCCACCCAGGGTAATAGAGAGTCTATTAAGAGTGAAGTTGTAACTACAGATCAGATGGGTGGATCTATCAAAAAAGCCCAAATCGGACACGTTGTATTGTCTATTGGTAAAACAATTGAACAAAAAGAAATGAATCTTGCAACACTAACATTATTAAAATCCAGAATTGGTAAAGATGGTGTTGTATTCAATAACTGCAAATTCAATAATGAGTTTCTTGAAATTGACGTCGATCATCAGAACACTTTGCTTGGTTTTAAAACCGATAAGGAAGAAGAAGCAAAGCAACGCAAGAACAAAATTTACAACGAGTATCTAGCACAAAAAGAATTATTAAACAAATAAAAAAAAACAAACACTATGACCGAGAAGATTCTAGTTGACAATCCCGGACGCTTTGTCCTTTTCCCAATCGAGCACCATGACCTATGGAAGCTTTATAAACAGCAAGAAGCATGTTTTTGGACTGCTGAAGAAATTGATTTAGGACAAGACATTTATGATTGGGAAAATAAATTAAACGCAGACGAACAACATTTTGTTAAACATGTATTAGCATTTTTTGCTGCATCTGATGGTATTGTTAATGAGAATATCGCAATGAATTTTGTTAACGCTGTTCAATATACTGAAGCTAAAATGTTTTATGGCTTTCAGATTATGATGGAAAATATTCACAGTGAAACATATTCATTGTTAATTGACACATACATTAAGGATAAAGAAGAACAAAATAAATTATTTAATGCTATCGAAACCGTTCCAGCTATTAAAAGAAAGGCAGAGTGGGCATTAAGGTATATTGAAAAAGGAACCTTTGTTGAAAGACTTATTGCTTTTGCGGCTGTTGAAGGTATCTTTTTCTCCGGATCATTCTGTGCAATTTTCTGGTTGAAAAAAAGAGGCTTAATGCCAGGCTTAACTTTTTCTAATGAATTGATTTCTCGTGATGAAGGTATGCATTGTGATTTCGCATGCCATTTATTCAATCACCATATTGAAAATAAATTGTCACAAAAACAAATTAGAGACATTATTTGTGGTGCTTTAGAAATTGAGAAAGAGTTTATTCTTGAGGCTTTACCAGTAAGACTTATTGGTATGAACTCAGATTTAATGGCTCAGTATCTTGAATTTGTTACAGATAGATTATTGGTTGCTTTAGGTGTTCCTAAAGTTTACAATTCAGAAAACCCATTTGATTTCATGCAAAATATTGCTCTACAGGGTAAAACAAATTTCTTTGAAAAAAGAGTTGCTGAATATCAAAAAGCTGGTGTTAATAAAACTGCAGAAGCAGAAGATTTAGAATCTGCATTCGGGGATTTGGAATTTTAAAAATATAATTTGAGATGAAAGTACTAAAAAGAGACGGAACGCTAGAAGAGATGAGATATGATAAGATCACTAAAAGAATTAGTGCTCTTTGTGACGACCTTAATATGGATTATGTTGACCCAACATTTATCACACTGAAAGTTACACAAGGAATTTATGATGGGATTACAACTAAAGAATTGGATGTACTAGCAGCAGAAACTGCTGCATCTATGACAACAACACACCCTGATTATGCAAAATTAGCGGGGAGATTAGCTGTCACAAATTTACATAAGACAACACCTAAGAAGTTTTCTCAGGCTATTAAAGAATTACATTCTTTTATCGAGCCAAAGACAGGTAAAGAATCCACATTAATTTCTGATGAGGTTTATGAATTTGTAATGGATAATAAAGAAATTATTGATGGTGCTATTAACATTACGAGAGATTTTGATTTTGATTATTTTGGATTTAAAACCTTAGAAAGATCATATCTTTTAAAGATTGGTGAAAGAACAGTTGAAAGACCGCAGTACATGTATATGAGAGTTGCTGTTGGTATTTGTAAAGGTGATGTTCAGATGGCATTAAGAATTTATGATGATTTATCACAACATTTTTATACACACGCAACACCAACATTATTCAATGCTGGAACACGCAGGCCACAAATGTCATCATGTTTCTTAATTGGAAATAAAGGTGATGATATTGATGGATTGTTTGACACAATCAAAGATGTTGCGAAAATTTCTAAATGGGCTGGTGGTATTGGTTTGCATGTTCATGATGTTCGTGCTAAAGGAGCATATATTAAAGGCACCGGCGGTATGTCGGATGGTTTGTTGCCAATGATGAAAACTTATAATGAAGTTGCTCGTTGGATTAACCAAGGTGGTAAAAGAAAAGGTTCTTTTGCAATTTATCTTGAACCATGGCATTCAGACGTATTAGAATTTATTGATCTAAGAAAAAACCACGGTAAAGAAGAAATGAGAGCTAGAGATTTGTTCTTAGCTATGTGGACGCCAGATCTATTTATGCAACGTGTTGAATCTGATGGTGACTGGTCATTATTTTCACCAGACGAAGCCCCAGGGCTTTCTGATGTATATGATACACCAGAAGATAAAGCTTTTACTCGTTTGTATGAATCATATGAACAACAAGGCTTGGCAAGAAAAACAATGAAGGC